TCGCTCCTCGGGTGCATGACTTGTGGGCGATAGAAATTAGAAAAGTTATCAGGGAAAGATAACTTGCTTAACTTTCACATAAAGGATGTTTCCATGACTTGGCCCTTCCCCCCGTTCCCCAACCCCCTAGACCGTCCTGGGCAAACCCCAGGCCAGAGCATGAGCAAAGAAGAAGTTATCAACGCCCTCAAGCTGGCGCAGGACGCGCTGCATATGGCTACGCTGCCTTTCCCGATTGATGAGGTGAAGACGCAACGTGCGCTTGAGGCGGTGAGCAAGGTACTTATGTATATCCCAGGAGATGATGATGAGCCAGCCCCCTATTGACAAAGGAGTGCCTATCCCTAACCGCTTCCCCTTTGAGCAAATGGAGGTAGGCGATAGCTTTGCAGTCCCAGACGGACTGAACAGGACTACCGTATCTGTGGCTGCTAAGCGGTACGGTAGGAAGAACGATAGAGAGTTCATCACAAGGACTATGCCCGACAAGACTGTCAGATGCTGGAGGACAAAATGAATGTTGGAGATATCGTGCAGGTCAATCCTGAAAAAGAAATGTTCGGTGCTTGCCTAGTTGTAGTCACTGAGGTCAAGACCTGGGGCATACAAGGCTATGTCCAGAATGCGGGTGTAGCTGGTCAGGCTTACATCCGTCTGAAGACAGAAGACTTTGAACCAACTGGTGGCACTGTTGTGTGGATTGCTGGGAGTGAAGAATGAGCATCCCTGCAATGAAGCTGGCGCTGGAGGCGCTGGAGCATGAAGCCAATAAAGGCAACGACAACGCATATCAGCGTGAGCGTGATGCCCTCCGCACCGCCATCGCAGAGGCTGAGAAGCAGGAGCCTCGGTGCGCGGTAATCGTGGAGGTGTTCGGAAAAGACTGGCGACTCGACTATATGTCGCTCCCCGTTGGAAAGCACAGGCTCTACACACAGAATTATGTCTACACCACCCCACCCGCAGCACAGCAGGGTATGACTATTGACGCATCTGCCCCGATTGTGATGACGCCGCATCCTGCGTTTGCCCACCGATCCGCAGCACAGCGCCAGCCGCTGACGGATGAGCAGATCGACGCAGTATGTGCGCCGCTGGGGTTTGCCCAACTGTCGCCGCGAGAAGTTGCCCGCGCCATCGAAGCCGCCCACGGCATCAAAGGGGCATCATGAGCTGGAAACTTGTTGGCTTTGCCTCTGAGGCTGGCAATTTTGTTCAGCACATTGTGCCGACAGATGACTTGTACGAACACGAGTTAATGCCAAGCTGCTGGTGTGCTCCAAAAATTGACCCCGGTGATTTTCTTGCCATCCACAACAGCGCAGATAACCGCGAGGCATTTGAGCGCGGAGAAAGGAAATCATCATGAGTGGCGACCACAACATGAACCAGAAACGCATGAGAACCCACAAAGACAAGCTACAGGCGCTGCTCAGTTACCTGAGCATCAACGTCTCCATTACGTCTCACCGGCTGATGGCTGAAAAAGCGTACGACATGGATGATGAGACATGGAGTTGGCACTGCCTACTTCTGTGGGCCGTAGACAAGGATGACCGCGCTCAGTTGTGGAAGTGGTTTCACAAGGAGTATCACGATGCCGTCATGCTCAAGGAGGGCTACTATGACTCGTACAAATGACATCATCCGAGCAAGGGGGCAAGAATGACCGTCTCGTGGTATGACGTAGCACTGTGCTTAGCTGGCTTGTGCCTAGCTGTGTGGATAGCTATAAAAATAGATGACTTCGTTGCCTGCGAGGACTGTGACTCTGACTGCAATCAAGGACGTAACTGCAAGAAAGACAGACTATGAAAGACTACCTAGATGAACGACTGCAAGAACTCAGGAAACGATACAAGAACAGTGGAGAGATACGCTGGCTACACCGCTACAACGAGGTTATGCATATCCGTGAGAGGTTTGTCCTACGACAGATCGACAGCGAACAAAATGTTGGACAACGTGAAAGAAGGACAGTACTTGCCCCCGAACATCCTGACACTAGCTCTGCAAGCCACGGGTGACCTGCCATGACACCAGCAAAAATGTTTGACGGCGACCTTTGGATGCTTGCATCTGATGCAGTCAAGATGGCCGAGAACGCTTACAAAAAAGGACAAACTGACGAGCGTGAGGCGTGTGCGAAGGTGTGTGATGAATATTCAGTAACTGAAAACATAGGAGAATTTGATCGTGGCTGGATATCTTGTGCAAAAAATATGGTCGCCACCATCCGAGCAAGAACGAAAGGAGAAACAAACACTTGACAAGCCACTTCTAATCATCTAATCTTCTCATCTCATCCTAACTCAACTGGAGGTTTCCATGAAATTCTGTGTTAACTGTGCCAACTTTGTCCTGCAAGACAAGCTAGAACATCGCCCTGACCTGGGGCTGTGCAGCCGTGTAGATGGGTCTAGGGACCTTGTAACAGGAGCCTGGGAGGACGGACGTAGGTGGCAGTGGGCAAAGGTCGTACGCTCGCCTTACGCACCTTCTGACGGCCCTGCATACTGCGGTCCTCAAGGCAAGTACTGGGTAGCTAAGGAGGAGGACGGTCATGTCGGATTTTGACCACTCCTTCCGTAAGCAAGCATGGTGGTCTAGCGATACACGCAAGGCCGTCAACGGGAAAGCTAACGAAGTCATCCTCCAAAAGCTCGACATGATGGAGGTAGAAGACCTGTCTGACGTAGAAGCTGTCCAGATGGGTCATGTGATGGAGCCTGTTATCGGCAGGCTTGCTGAACAAAAGCTAGGGGTACAACTCACAAAGGTAGAAGAGTTCAGGACTCACCCGAAAGAGTCTTGGTTGCGTAGCCACTTTGACTTTGCAGGTACACAAAATGGTGAGACGATTCTTGTCGAATGCAAGAACTACAACGCTGCTGTGCGTTCAAAGTTTGACGCAGAAGCTGGCATCATCCCTGTATCTGACATGGCTCAGCTTGTCCACGAAGCTACGGTGTTCGGCGTTAGGAAGATTTATCTGGCTGTTCTATTCGGTGGTCAAGAGTTCTTCCTCGCACCTTTCAACATTGCTGACGAACAAAAGCAAGACCTGATAAAGCAGATGGCCGTTTACTGGGCAGCAGTGCAAAGCAGGACTCCCCTGCCAGCATCTTCTACCAGTGAAGCCAAGCTCATGTTCCCAACGTCAGCACCAGACACAACTGTCCTGGCTGACTCTACGATGGAAGAACTGGCTACTCAACTCTTTCGCGTCAACGCAGAGCGCAAGGCGCTGGAGACAGCGGAAGACACGCTCAAAGCTGCAATCCAACAAAGGATGGGAAGCAAAGCCGCTCTTGTTGACATTGCAGGCAACGTGCTAGCGACATGGAAGAACGATAAGGCAAGCATGAAGTTTGACCAAAAGCTCTTCCAGCAGTCCATGCCTGACATCTACAAACAGTTTGTGCGTGAGGTTCCTGGCCCACGTAAATTTCTTATCAAGTAGGAGGTTTCCTAATGTTCATCTCGAAAGCAGAGAAACAAGACATACATAGCAAGCTAGAGCTTCTGGAAAACGCTGTAGCTAACCTGACCATCATCATAGAAAAACTGTTAGAGCCAGCACCGTACGGTAGGTGCAAAGACGGAACACCACGTATGAAACCTGGACGTAAAGGAGTAAAGAAATGAGCAACATCGTACCCTTCTCAGAGATTGAGAACATGGGCCTAGTAGCTGCCAAGTCAAAGCTGTTCGGGTTCAAAACACCAGAAGAAGCTATGTCTATCATGCTTCTGTGCCAAGCAGAGAACCTGCATCCTGCTGTAGCTATGCGTGACTACCATGTCATCCAGGGTCGTCCTGCCCTGAAAGCAGACGCAATGCTTGCAAGGTTTCAGGCTGCTGGTGGCAAGGTGGACTGGAAGGTCTACACGAATGAGCAAGTCACAGGACTCTTCTCTCATCCACAAGGCGGTAGCCTAGAAGTGACATGGACTATCAGTCAGGCCAAGTCGATAGGTATTGCCAATAAAGACAACTGGCGTAACTACCCTCGCGCCATGCTACGTGCAAGGGTTCTGTCAGAAGGTATCCGCGCTGTCTACCCTGGCGTAGTTGTAGGTGTCTACACGCCAGAAGAAGTACAGGACTTCGAGCCTGCCAAGCCTGCTGCTGCTGTAGATATGGGTGTGGCAGAGCGGGTAGATGCACAACCTGTTGTTGTTGAAGAGAAGAACGACGGGGCTTTCAAGCTCTACGTTCCTGGCAATGACAAGCCATACAACAGCTTCTACTCAGAGGAAGACTGGATTGCCGCATATAGTGGTCTAGTTGCCCGTATATCCTCCTCTAGCAAGCTCACAGAGACTGAGAAGACGAGCAAGTACCTAGCCCTGCAAGAAGCAAACAAAGACGTTGTAGAGGCTTTTATGAGCATTCACAAGGTCAAGCTGAAAGGGGAGATTGTCAAGGCTGGAGGGCATACCAACCCAAAGTCGCAGATGTCCCCGTCAGGTATGGATTCGCTACAAAGCGATCCAGAATTCTGCGACACCTACGAGAAGTAGGACCGCTTACACAGAAGCAGTCGTATGAGCTTTACAGGGACACAAGGCTTGCAGCACATATCGAAGTCTTTCGAAAACAAGGACATCGAATCACTACGGAAGATGTTAGTCAGGGTGGGTCGGTCTTTGCCAGATACCACTATCAACCATGAAAGGAAAGTGATGGCTGAACATAAAGAGATGCCCGGAAAAGGCGTTATGTTTTACGAGGAGAAGGCCAAGCGTAAGAGCGACAAAGGCCCGGACTACAAAGGCTTCCTAGTTCTGGAGATGGACTACAAAGCTGGTGACAAGCTCAAGCTCAGCGCGTGGGAAAAGCCAACCAGTATGGGCTACAACCTTCTGTCTCTGGCAGAAGACAACTGGGCACGAAAGCAGAAAGAAACACCCAGAGAGGTGCGGTCAGGCTACCAACGCAGGGAGAACAACGACTATGCGTATCGGCCTAAAGACTCTGACGTGCCTTTCTGATGTCAACAAAGACATCGCCCACACAGCGTTCTCTAGCTTACCTGCGTGAGCAGGGCTACCACTGCGAGGTGGTGGAGAAGTGGAACAGCTTTACCAAACAGCGTAAAGACCTGTGGGGGTGGTGCGATATCCTTGCCATCCGTAAAGGAGAAGTCCTGGCAGTGCAGGTCACAGCCTCTGCTGTCAGTGACAGGATAAAGAAAATCATGGCATCTGACACACTAGTTCTCGTCAGAGATGCTGGTATCAGAATCGAAGTTCACGGCTGGCGAAAGTCAGCAAAGACAAACAAGTACGTACTTAGGATAGAGGACATATCATGACTCAACAAATCGAAATCAAACCATCGCAGAAGTCTCTGGAAAAGGGACGTAACGCTGTAGAGTACAGCCAGAACCTTATCAACATGAGCCTACAGCAACTGTGGAACATCGCGTATACGTCCGGGTATGAGGATGCTATAGCGCAGCTTAGTCAGCCAGTAGATGCACCGTCGCAATGACGGGAGTTAGGACGCTGCCGGTGGACAGCGGTACTGGCTTCCACCACCCTACCTAACTCGGAGTAAACATGGAAGAAGAAAAGAAGCCTCACGTATTCCTGGCAACACCTATGTATGGTGGCATGTGTACAGGGTTCTTCACACAGTCCCTCATCACTGCCGCTAAAGTGCTTACAGAGAACAACGTAGAACTGTCTGTGTCGTTCCTCTTTAACGAGTCACTCATCCAGCGTGGCCGTAACCTGCTAGCTCACCAGTTCATGCAGAACAACGCAGCTACTCACCTGATGTTTATAGATGCAGACATCAAGTTCAACCCTGCTGACATCGTTCACATGCTCAGAGCAGACAAGGACATCATCTGCGGCATCTACCCTAAAAAGGAAATCAACTGGCATGCAGTTGAGCAAGCAGTCAAAGATGGTGTGCCTGTAGACCAACTCAAGAACAAGACTGGTTCGATGGTGGTCAATCTCGTAGGCTACGAAGGACAGGTCACAGTGCCTGCTCACGAGCCTCTGGAAATCTGGAATGGTGGCACAGGCTTCATGCTTATCAAGAAGGAAGTTCTTGTGAAGATGAAGGAGCAACTTCCTGCCTACCGCAACGATGTAAAGGTTCTGTCCGGTGAAATCACAGACTGGATTACCGAGTACTTCGCCTGCGCTATAGAGCCAGGAGTGCAGAGACTCCTGTCAGAAGACTACTACTTCTGCTGGAAAGCAAGAGAGATGGGTATCAAGATTCACGCTGCACCCTGGGTCAACCTGGGGCATTTCGGAAGCTACCTCTTTGAAGGTGGCTTGCTGCCTAACGCTTCTTAGCAGTACGTGCAGACTTGCGAAAAGCCTCGGCAGTAGGGTAACCAGCCTGCCCAGGCTTCTTCGCAGGCAGTCCTGCTTTCCTGCGCTTGTTGATGTTGTAGTACAGGCCGCGCTTAGCTTTAGGTGTCTTCTTCATCTGCATCCCCAGCGTTTACGAGCAGCCTTGCCACGCTCACCCTTCCACGACTTGCTGCGAGCGCAGAAGGCTTTCTGACGAGGACCAGACTTGGTGGGAGCTTTAAGGTTAGAGCCTGTAGCCCTGTTTGCCTTAGCCCTTCCTTTGGCAGTCAGGCCAGCGCCTTTGCTTGCAGGCAACTTCTCGCCTCTTCCTACAGACAGGTTAGGGAACTTCTTACGAGCCATCACACATCCCCTTACATTCTTCTTCAACAGAGTCAAGCCTACGCATCCAACCTTTGCCAAACGTAGGAAAGGATGACAGAGATTTGTAGAAGGATTCCCGGTGGTGACAGAACTCAGCAATGATGGTTGCAGGCTCTTTGTTCGCAACTGCTGCCAGGGTTGCAGGGCCGATACTGCCGTCTTGCTTTACTCCCACAACCCTCTGTAGAAATTTACTAGACTGACCAACACCAGAGTTAACAGCACAGTCAAAGACACAAAGGTCAACGCCGCTAGGAAGGTCATCACCGCGCACAGCATCCCAGTAGCGTTTCTTGTAAAGCGGAGAAACCTGCTCAACAGTGAGCGAGCGCATGTCTTGCTCTGTTGCTGGTCTGCCGATCCATTCTTCCCAGACACGCTTGGTCACTCCCAGGTTCGTCATCCCGCCTGGGTCAGAAGGGTGATTGACATAACCGCCCTCGTACTTGAGAACGTGTTTGAGAGCTTCTTCCCAGTTCTGTTTCATTTGATTGGTGTAGCTTTAGAAAGAAGGTCTGTCTTTGCTTGTGAGCCAGCAGAGGAGCCAAAGTAGTAGGCAATGATGCCAGTCCAGGCTGTGCCTAGCGAGCCTAGCATCATGGTCAAAGCAGTGTTGTCAGCCACGGACATCTGACCAAACATCATGCCACCAAGGATGGCAAAGAATCCTAGCGTGACAGAGCCTGCGAGCAACGGAGGAACCCACGAGCGTGTAACCGCCTGCATCTCTCTAGCACTCTTGCGGTCATCTACTGCCAGCTTCTCAAAGTTCAGGCCAAGCTCCTGCGCCTGCTTAGCAAGCTCAATCTCTGCAATCTTGATCTGGGCTACTTGATCTGCCGTGAGCTTGTTGCTGGAGATGATGTCAGTTACCTTGTCCTCATCTACACCTATGGCTTTGGAAATGGCAGACACAGCCATCCCAGCAAGAGGGCCACCCAGCGCAGTGGCAATCGTTGGTGCGATCTGTTTAAGCCAGTCCATGCTCACTCCTTTTTCGCGGTGACCACATCTTCACCCTTGCGAACAGTGACTTTGTCGCCTTCAACGTCAACGCGCATCGGCTGTTCTGGACGGTCGAGTCGATCTAGCTTCTCAATCAACTGCTTCATGATTTCAAACTCAGGCTTTTCTTGCTTTGTGCTTGCGCCAGCGATGCCGTTAAGCATTGAGATGAGCGCGGTCAATGCGGCACCGAGTAGGCCCATCACAGCAGCGATTTTCTCGTTCTCAAGCACCACACTAGAACCAACGCCGATGACGATAATCAAAGTGATGTAGAAGAGGCCACTTTCACCAATTGCTTTACCAGCCACCTCTTTGGCTGTGCTTTGCGCTTGCAGCCGATTGAGTTCCACTTTGGCCTGCTCTTTTATGAGCGCCAGTTCGTGGTTCAAATCTTGATTTGACAACGCGCCTTTAGCAGATTCTTCAGCGGCCATCTCGACTCCCTTACAGACCCTCTCCAGGCGTCACGTAGATCGTTGCTGTCCCAGATGCAACAATAGCAGACACATACAGTGTTGCTGTAGATGTTGCTTGGATTGGAACAGTGAAAATGTTCGTCTGGTTGTTGTGAAGGACGAATCCGTACGCAGGAGTTCCAGCGGTAGGTATTACAACAGCGTCCGTACTGGCAGTGCCGAAACGAATGAACACTTCAGCCGCAGTGCCATTGTGAATTCGAACTTGGTTGGCTGGACTGTCTGACAAAACAGCAACCGTGTTGGCAGTGGTTGTTACGTTTATCCGAGTAGATTTACCCATCGGCTGAAAAGCAATGTTATTAGCCATCAGTACACCTTCTTGCCACCACCAGACGTAGGACTCATCTTACGAGTGAAGTAGTCGTTAGGCTGGTCGTTCTTGAAGTTCCAGACGGCCTGGAACCCACCGGCAGGCAACTTGCCCGACTGGTACTCACCAGGGACAGACAGACGGTTCTGGATCAAACCAGTACCGACTTCAGCATCACACTTAACCGTCTTGACCTTTGGTATGAATTTCATTTCTACTCTCCTTTGCTCGGACTACAAGATATGCAAAAAACACATAAATAGCAAGTGTGGAAACTCTTTCCCACTGCGGTCCCCACATCACCCAACAAGCCAGCCCACCGCTGCTGAGCAGGGCAAGAATGGTGATGAGTCGGTCTGTGATGACCTCCAGGCCGAGCCTGACAAAGCGCAAGACTTGTGCGTCCATGATTAAACCCTCTATGTTGAGATAGCGGAATAATCATATCATCACTTATCCTCATCGTCCTCATCAGTCATGAAGCCAGAACCCCACTCATCATCAGAAATCTTGGCCTTCAACTGCTCTAGCTTGAGGGCGCGGTCAACGACCTTCATCTTCTCTGTGATGCTGGCAGTGCCGTCATTCATGACTGCGCTCAGAAGCTGATTTATGTGCTTCTCAAGCTCAGGATTGATGCCTGTCTTCTTCCTGCTCATCGCTTAGCCTTACGTTTTGCCTTGCTCGCCACGCTCAAAGCAATAGCCACCGCCTGCTTCTGTGGACGACCACGCTTCATCTCCCGAGAGATGTTTTTGCTGATGGTCTTTTTAGAGAAACCTTTTTTCAGCGGCATGGCAACACCTGTTAACGACGAGCCTTGCGCTTTTGCTTACGTGCTGGACTGCGGTCCATCTCACGCTGCTTGGCAAGCGCCCGCTGAGCGTCACGGCTACCACGCGCTTCGTTCTCACCACCCTTGCGGGTGTCTTTTTCTTCCAAACTGTCTTTCATGATTACTCCTTTACAGGGACTTGTGCCGCAGCCAATCCTGCATACGGCGAAATTTGAGATTGCCGAAGTCTTGCGGCAGTCTCTTGCGGATTTAAGTACGCCTGGGCAACTCGTCTTGCCACAGGAGGTGTTGCGCTGTAAGTCGCAGCGGCAGCAGGAAGATACGGAACACCAGCAGCCAGCCCACCACCAAACAAGCTAAGACCAGTTCCAGCACGTAGCAAGCCGCCCAAAGTTGTTGCCTCAGTTTGAGGAATGCGCGGCCTAGTAAAAATCTGGTACTGCTCACCCATCTGGGCAAGTGGAACAAAGTCTCCACCTCTTCCACCCTCTCGCCCATACAGGACGTTCATAGGCTCAACATTGGCGTACTGTCTTGCAAACTTGTTGATGTCAACATCAGAGCCACGGCGCAAAGACGGGTCACGAGTAAAAGCATCTTCAAAAGACTTCAGTGCCGCCCACTTCCTGTCGATGCCTCTAAGAGCGCCGTAGTCTTTTTCTCCAAGGTTTTTCTGAGCAATGTCATCAAATCCTTGCAGCACGTTTCTGCCGATAAGTTTGGAAGAGCCTTGCAGCCTGCTGACGTAATCAGATATGTCGCTGCGAACCTCTTTCCACAGTTGACCATCAATCTTCTGGCCGGATACAAGAGACTCTGCAAACTTGCCAACCTTTGCGTTTGCAAGAGCAAAGTTCTTCAACTCCTCGTTGTCAGCAAAAGCCTTAGCGAGCTTGTTGGCAGACTTGAAGTCAACCGTGAACTCTTTGCCACCCAGAACCGTGTTGTAGTCGTTCTGCAAGTTCGTCTTTGCTGTTTGCATCGCAGAACTTGCGAGAGACGGCTCCATTCCACCAAACGCTTTTGCTACAGCCTTGTTTGCAGCCTCTTGGTTCTGCCGTCCAAACCTAACAAACTCTTCTTTCGAGCCAGGAAGAAGCTGCATTATCCTTTCAATCATCTGAAAAGGACGAGACTCTTTGATTTGGCTAGGAAGAACTCTCATGCCGCTTTCTTGCGCTGTACGCAAAGCAGCCTCTTTCTCTGGAGTCCTAAGTTCAGGAGGAATGTTGTACATGCGCTTGCCAGCAGCCTCAACCAAAGGCGCAGTAGCCCTTCTTGCAGCAACGGCAGCAGCAGACGGAGCCATAGCGCCGCCCATCTCTGCTAGTTGCTGACCTGTTTTGCCAGCGCCTCCTGCCTCTGCCGATTGTCTTGCAACTTCACCAGCGCCACCAGCAAGACCAGCAGAACCCGTCATGCCAACAAGTTGCCGTAGTGATGTTGGGGTCAGTGCTTCTGCAAGAGCGCGTCCTCCACGAGCAACAGGACCGGCCATCTGCTGAACAGCTTGCGGCGCTCTTCCTGCAAGTTTTAGCGCACCACCAGCGGCAACACCAACAGGCCCAACCATCGTTGCGGCCTCACCAGCCTTACGCAAAACTCTGCCAAAACCCGATTCTTCTGGCGTAGTTGCAGCAGGCGCAGAGGTTCCACCAGTAGGAATTTGTGACGCGCCAGAAGGAGCGTCTTCCCATCCACCAGACTTTGCAGGAGCATCTTCCCATTGAGCCATGATTACTGCTTCCTTCTGCGAGCAAACTTGCCTGTTGCTGGGTTAACACCATACTCATACTTATCTGGCTCGTAAGAGCCAAATGCAGCCCTGGCTTGTGCCTCTGTGTTCGCAGGAGCAGCCTGACCTTGCCTTGCTGCGCCCTGAGCAGGAGCTGACGGAGCAGAAGCGGCTGCGCCCTGTCCTCCACTATAAGTCTGCTCGAAATCTCTGGGCTTAATTTCTGGAACTCTGTATCCAGCACTCTCTGCCGCAAAAATTTTGTTGCCTGCTGTAGACCTTACGTAATTGATCTGGTCGTTAAGCATCGTTTCAACAGTGTTTGACGCATCTGTAATCTTTGCCGTAAACGTCTGATAGTTTTTCAACTCGTTTCCGGTAAGTGTTGCGCCGAACAAGGCATGTCGGTTTGGAGCCTGATACCGAGAGTACCTAGACCACCAGCTAATCATCTCTTGTGCCTGTTTCCTGCCAAAGCGTCTTTCTAGGTCTTGCTTTAGCTCTGCACCGACACCTCCCAAAAGCGGAGGAAGTCCAGCCTGTGCGTATTCAGGCTTCCAGTCTTTCTTCAACTTAAGAAGACCGTCTTCTAGAGAAGACAAGCCCTCGATGTCTCTAACTTGCTTGTCAGGAAGAGGTTTCCCATCTCTTCGTTGAGCGGTTGCTTGAGTGGCTTTTTGAATCGCTCTCTCAAATCTAGTTTCTGCTCTTTCCTCTCTGCGAACAGCGCGTTCTTCTGCCCTTGTCTGCCTGTTCATCCTCTCTACTCTGTCTTCTTCTCTATTCTTTTCTGTCCACATCTTGTTAGCGTTGTCATACGCTTGTTTGTGGAACTCGTAAGCAGCAGCAAGGCCATACTTATCTGCGTATTGCTTATAGAAGTTAGCGCCCGCTTCTGCGTAGGCAAGCTCTGCCTTTTGAATGCCTGCTTGCTTGTCCGTCTTGTACGTTTCTATAGCATCTTTCAACTGCCTGTCCAACATGTCATAGCGGTTTTTCAACTGCTTGAGGTTGGTGTCGAAGATGTCTTTCTCTCTCTTGTACAAGTCTTGTCTGCCTTGCTGATAGCCTTCCAGCATACCGTTCATGGCAGACATAGCGTTGACAGCATTGCGTTTACCGCCTGCTCCCATCGCAAAACCAGCAATGTTTACGAGGGCAAAGATGGTTCCCAGCGTCTGAGCGTTGTCACGAGTTGGAATGAATGGCTCAGCCATCTGCGTAGAGACTTGCTCTAGCTGCTTGCGCTGCGGAGCTTTAGCGACATCAGCGGCAAACTTCTCACCGGCTTGCGTCAATCCTCTTTGCTTGGCAAGAGAGCGGTCTGCTTCCATGCTGCGCTCTAGGCCAGCAACTTGACCTCTAGCTTCAGCCGACCTCTGTAGGTTTTCTTGGAATGGCTGGATGAAACCGGGATACTGCTGCATCCCAGTCATGTCTTTCATTGCTTCTGTTGCCATTATGGTCGCCCTCCACCAAGAACAATCATGGGCTGCTGTTGACCGTAAGCAGCACCAACAGTTCGCATGATGTTGTTCATGTAAGAGCTAGTGAGTTGGTTGACAAACTGGTCAGCCTGCATCCCCTCACGAATAGCACCCAGAGCAATCTGGTCACCTATACCAGAGAGTTTCAAGCCGTAGTCAGACTGACTCTGTAGAAGTTGCTGACGCAGTGCTTCCATCTGGTTTGCAACTTGTGCTGCGCCAACACCGCCTCTAGCGGTAGCTCCTTGTGCAGCTTGTGCCTGTGCTGCTGCCAGTGACTGCTGAGCCTGCGGAGTAAGCTCTCCTCGTGCAGCCTGGGCCTGCAACTGCTCACCCTTCTGACGATAAGGAGCAGCCATAGCCTCCATCTCACGACGAGCTTGCTGACCCTGACGCTGCGCCCTACCTGCTTGACGATTACCAAGCACAGCCTGTATGCCAGCAAGACCAAGCAGAGGAACGTCCCTAGCCTGAATGCCAAGCGCATCTGCAACAGTCTTGGAAATGCCGCCTCCAGTTGCTCCTGTTGCTGATGTTGGAGGAACCACATCAGAAGGTCTACTAGCAATAACACTGGGCGTTGGACCTGCTCCACCACCACGCTGCTGTGGCAAGTTAATTCCCTCAAACAAAAATCTGTTTGAAGGATTTGTCATCAAGTCTGTTAGAGCGGCAGACTTGCTGGCGTTTGATTGAAGTCCTTCATACAAACGGTCAAACGGAATTGCGTCTTGAGTCTGGGAAGCAGAAAACTGAGAAGGCGAAAAGTCTGCTTGATATGGCTCCTGAAACTCATTACCCATATCTGCCATGTATGCTTCTGAAAAGTCTGACTCCATCTGGAAAGACGGAATGCCTGTGTCAGCATGGGGCTTGCCAGAGCCACCACGGGACTTGAGCAGTGCAGCCTCTTGTGGAGAGATGTAGGCAAGCATCTCACCCTTGGGGGCTTTTGCTTGCAACAGGGCTGCAATCTTGCGAGTGTCGCTACCAAGACGGGTGAGCTTTTTTATTTGAGACATATCACAGTCCTAACGCATCTGTCAGACGCAAAGAAGATTCGTTCCACACATTTCTGCGGGGCTTGCCGGTCCTCTGCCCCTCAATTTCACCAGCACCACGGTAAGAAGTCAAACCAGAAACAGGCGAAGTCGGGAAAAAAGGAGCCTGCAAAGCCTGACCCAAAGTCGTAACAGTTGGCCCAAAATCAGGACGCTTACGACCCAGAGATAAGTACGTGTCTCTGATGTACGGAGTCGTGTCAATTCTCGGGAAGCTGTCCTCTATAGCCTGCTGTTCACCAAGCCCAACTTCAGCCGACGACAACTCTTCCAGAGCCTGCCGGTTTATCGCCTCTTGTTCTCCTAGTCCAACCTCGGCAGAAGACAAATCTGCCAAAGCATCTAGGTTTGCTTGATCTATCGCTTCTTGCTCTCCTTCTCCCACTTCAGCCGATGACAAGTCTGCTAGAGCGTCAAGGTTTGCTTGGTCTATTGCCTGCTCTTCTCCTAGACCAACATCAGCAGACGACAAACCTTCTAGAGCTTGATAGTCGATTGCCTCTTGCTCACCCTCTCCAACAGAGGGCGCAGACAGGCCCAGCAGTGGGTCTTGAGGGATAGGCTCTATGTCTACCGACTCTGGCGTTAATGGCTGTCCAAGAACGTCTAAGGCTGGGTTGGCAAGCTCTGCAATCTCTGCTTCTGTAGGGATTCCCTCTGCAACACCCTGTTGGATACCAAAGTCTTCTGGAATGGTTTCAACAATGCCCGTCTGTACACCCAAGTCTTCAGGGATAGTCTCTGCAATCCCTTCTTGAACCCCAGGAATGATGTCTTCTACAGGTGGAACAACAACTTCTTGTACCGGAGCCAACTCTGGTTGAGCCTGAGTTATCAAGTTGATAAGCTCTTGGTCTAGAGTTGGAATCGTTTCAGCTATACCCTCCTGTACTCCACCTAATTCTTGAGTAATTTGGTCGGGTATTGTAATTTCTTGGGTGGATGGCGTGTCAATTTCAGGGATGGTTCCGGCAATGCCGTCCATCAGGCCAACATCGGAAATTTGACCCGTTTCAGGGGGTGGAGCAGTCGTTATTTCTGCCCCTGGAGGGGGTGAAACAGGCGTTTCTGGGGATACTTGGTCAGCCGTATCCGGTGTAGCAGCACTTTTCTCCTGCTGTGTCTGAATAATTGCGTTAATAATCGCCTGTGTAGGGTCATCACCTGCCGCTACAGCCCCCGCAGCCTGCCCCAAGTTGGCTCCAAGACCGCCAGCACCACCAAGCCCTTGTTCTTGGCCTGCAAGCATCTGGGTTTGCTCTGTAAACGGCGTTGTTCCGTACTCAGCAGCAGTGCCAAGCTCCCTGCCTACAGAACCACCAGCACCAGCAAGAGCGCCTGTCAGAGCAGCCTGCCCAACATCACCACCTGTAAGAGCAGCAGACACGGCAGATGAGGCAGAAGATGCAATAGCGTTAGAAACAACACTCTTAAACGCAGAGTCACCCATCAAGTCGGCAACAGTTGTTCCAACCGTGTTTGCAACTACGGGGGCAACACCGGCAGTGACAGCACCTTTAATAGCACCATCAAGAAAGTCACCGCCCTGAATTTCAGACAACGTGCCTTGTACGATTGCGCTGCCAATGACAGTCGCAGCCGTACCAGTAGCGCCTAGCGCCGTCCCTATAGCAGTCCCGATACCAGGAGCGAAGAAGGTAAGGCCCAGCGAAATGATGGGAGCAATTTTTCCCATATCACTCGTACTTGCACCCTCTTGCGTGTAAAAGTACGGAGTGCCGTCAGGCCCGAACTGAACGCCAAACCCCGTAGAGTTTGCACCCTCAAAAGTGCCGCCCCAAATGTTGCCACCAGCACGGGTGTAGTTTGCGTCTATCGCCTGTCCGGTTGTCTTGTTACCGTACTTCCCGTCTGGAAGAACTCCGAACTGCTTGATGTCTGTGATTCCAGCACCCGACAGCATGTCGGCCATTGCCAAAGCATTTTTTTCAGGGGTTCCAAACCCCATCCCAGTCCACTTCCCAGAAGTTCCCTGATTAAGTATTTGGTCTGTTAACTTATATTTGACTGCAACAGGTTTTATGTTTTCACTTAATTTGTTTAAGTCAAAGTTATTTTCTACCAAATATTTAACTTGTTCTCTTCCAACACCAGTTGCAAGGGATGTGTCAACCGTGTCAAAGGAAACAAAAACATTTGAAGGTATTGGAATCCCGCGAGCAGCATTGTCATTCATGCTTTGCGTGTTGGGAATGGAAATGTTTTTTGCAGTCCATTCAACAGGATTGTTTTTTATCTCCAAATAAGTATTTTGCAAATCTTGAATGTTTTGCTGTCTTCTGCGAAACGGGCCGTCCATAACCGCCCTAAGCTTTCTTTGCAAAAGAAAAGCAGCCCCAGGAACTTCTGTGGTGTCTGCAAAATTAGAAATTTCTGGATACAGGCTTCTCCAGCCTGCCGGTATTGGGTTTGCTGGTTTTGTTATTGCCATGTCACACTCCCAAAGCAGCGGCTATCTGTTGATGGATGGTTTGATGCACACCGATCCAATCGTAAAAATCATCTTCAACATTCCAGTCACTGTCGAGCAACTGGAACGGGTTGTCCAATCCTAGCGTTGATGCCAGAGCCTCATGCTCTTGATTGTGAACAAAAAGCCAGTCATCAAGGTTAGAGATGTCTGCATCAGTGATTGGGTACTTGGTGATGAGTTGTCCACGGTCAGCCAAGATTTCGTAGAACAGTTGATGCTGCACACCGTTCTCAAACAAGAACTCTTGCAGTCCATCTCTGTCCCCAAAACGGACGTAGGACAACACTTCCATGTTCACTTGTCGGCCTTCCCATCTAGCTTGTCAAAGATGCGCTCGCACATGTATTCAATGCGCTTGACCGCATCACTGAAGTCATCCCTGCGTACAAAGTCGTTGTGCATGGTCTGACTGATGTCACGCACGTCTGACTTGAGGTCACGGATAGCATCCCAGATGACCTTGAGCATCCAGCCGCCTAGTGCGCCAGATGCTGCGATAACCATGTTGAACAATTGCTGGTTGTCCATGTTAATTACCGTAGTAGGGGATTTTCTTTGTCACACCGGCAATGGTGATGGTTAGGTAGCCTTCTGGCACAAGAGGAAGGCTAGGAGTTGCAAACGCGGCGCTGGCGGTAGTTGTGAGGTTTAGAGCGGCAGAGGAGTTGACAGTCAGAGTATTTGTAATGACAGCCGTGAAGTCACCTGTGCTTCCACCGTCTACCTTTTGCCAGATAGCTCCATTAAAGACTGCCCAGTCACCTACACCCCACAACGTAGTTCCGTCTAGGTTGGTGTTTCCTGCAACAGAGACAACGTAGTAGTCGCCTTTAACACCAACTCCAGAAGCAAGAGGAGGGTTGTTCGTGGCTGCGTCCCACGTACCTTTGTAGTTGAGAGCGCCTATGGCGTTAACGATAGAGCTGACAGTCTTTAGCATGACAACCTCACGAACCGTCGCCTGGAGTCACGTAGACAACAGATGTGCTGGCGCTTGTGATACCAGTAAAGTAGGCGTTAGGGACAAATGTGAGAATCTCATCTGTTCCCGGCAAAAGAGGGATAGAGCTAGCACTGCTGGTCACAATCACTGCGTTTGCAGTAGCTGCCGTATTGCTAGCACCTAACCCCATAAACACGGTCACAAGACCTGCGTTGATAACCCTGTACTGGTTGCCACCAAGAGTGCTGGAGACTGCCTGTACGGGCGTAGGAGCAGTAGTAGCAGCGGTAAAGACTACCGTGTTACCACTAGGGGTGAAAGGAGCGTTGACCATGTTTATGCAACCCAGGGCAAGGGAGGCGTAACCACCGGAGGATTGATCTGGTTGTTGATCTGCTGCTGCACAGCGGCTTCTGTGGCTGCTTGATCCACGCCGTTAGCCCAAATCCAGCCAAGCACTTGGTCTTGAGTAAGGTCAGCGTAGGGAGTAAATGCAGAGCCGCTTGGAGCAGGTACAGAGCAGGTCGAGTACACAGAGGCGTTGTATGTGCCGTCAGTGCCAGCGCACTGCCAGCCAACCTGAAACACCACGTCAGCCTGTCCGTCTGCGTGCGGATAGCACTGCATCCACTGAACTTCCCAAGTTATTGTTACGCTCATGATCTACCTTTCAAATTTTGGCGTGTGCGCCGTGGTACAGAACTCTTGCTTCGTCAGCAACCAAACAAGCTAACTCGAAGTCTTCATACAAACCAAGATATTTTGTTTTGGCGTTAAAGACAATTTGGCACATCCATTTCTTTGCGGCTTTATGCCAAGTAACGCCTTTGTGTCCGCTGGTGTTTTTTATGTTGCGTTTTGAGTTGCAAGCATTCAAAGATTTATTTGATGCTCTTAGATTATAAATTTGGTTGTTGGCTGAGTTTCCATCAATGTGGTCAACAACTTCTGGGATATAACCCTTGTGCATCAAAAACACTAATTGGTGAACGTAAAACCTCTTTTGATTGATGGTTACTTTTTTGTAACCATGACCTGAAGGCGTACCTGCTTCCATGTCGCCTTTAGCCTTTCGGCTGTTCTTGTGGCGTTCTTTCCAATACAGCACACCATCCCTGTACTCAAACAGGCGATGTGCCTCTTCTTGTGTCAGGGTGGTCATGGTTTAGGCTCCTTTGAGTGCGGCCAATTCGGCCTTGGTTGCGTCGAGATCGGCTTTGAGTTCTTGAATTGCTTTGACAAGCACGGGGATGAGGTCAGCGCGAACAGCCTTGTAAGGTTCCTCGCCTTCTGGTGCAGGGTCTTTCCACTCATCAATAAGGTCGGGGAACACTTGCTCAAACTCTTGAGCGATAAATCCACGAGCGTTTTTAATGTCAGCGCCTTTGCCCTTTTTCCAGTCATACAAACGTGGCTTGAGCGCCATGATTTTTTCAAGACCAACATCAAGGTCACGAACGTTTTCTTTAAAACGAATGTCAGAAATGGCGCTGATGGTGGTTGTTGTGGCGCTGATTGTGCCGTTGTACCCCACATAAAAACGATACGCTGCCGCTCCGGTTGAATAAAGGCTATATGTGACATCAGCACCAGAAGTTGATGAGCCAACAGTGCCCATAAACGGGGCTGCTGCATCTGGTCGAATCTTGTGCCCAACGCCAGAAGTTACAGAAGAACTTGTAGCCTGCACCAGCAAGTTACCGCTGGAGTCGATACGGGCGCGCTCGGTGTAGGACTCAGAGCCAACTGCTCCGGTGTAGGTGTAGGCTGCGATGCCTCCACCGCCCAAACCACCAAACAGGCCACCGCCGCCAGAGTTGGTGTGGGCAATCTGAACACCGCCACCGGTTGCATAGGCAGCAACAATATTTGCGCTACCGCTTGTAGGTGTACTAGTCGTTCCAACCAGCAGATTTCCTCCCGCCGTCAGCGTCATTGCCTGAATGAAGGTGATGGGGTCGTTTGCTGTGCCGGAGGCTGCTGTAGACCAAACGTGCTGGCCTTGGAATTGGTAGTAGTGCGATGCCTGAACCCCTGTGCTAGCGTACTTAAAACCGGCGTTGAAATAGGCATTGGCTATGGAATAAATGCTTCCTGTGCCGTTCCAAATGCCATACCCAGTCCCAGCAACTTCAATTGCTCTGCCTTGGCTCCACGCACTAGGCGTCACCCCCAGGCCCAGGTTGCCGGAGGAGTCGAGGGTGGCACGGATTGCGCTGTTGGTGACCAGATATAGCGGATTGGCCGCGAACGTACCAGCAAAAGCAGAATATGCCGCGCTTCCGGTCAGAGTTTGACCTGCTGTTGAGCCTTCAATGCCTGTGTAAAAGTCGCCAGATGTGTTGGTCAAAGCCGTTTGAGCGCGGCCAGTGGTAATGCCACTTGTGCGGAAAACCAAGTTGTAACCCGTCGCCGCAGACGCACCAGAGTTAATTGTCCCTTTAACATCCAACTTGTACGCAGGCAAACTCTCCCCTATACCCAGCCCTGTGCTGGTCAGGCGCATTTGTTCGGAGCCGTTCAACTCAAGCGTGATGTAGCCATTAGATTTAGAAGCAGCCAAGGTAACTTGGTCTGTCAGCGAATACAGTTGCCCCACCAAATTTGTCTGGGTTGTGCTGCCCTGATAGAGAGTTAGCTGAGCAATACCGCCAGTACCGCCGTTCAGGCTCATCTGGCCTCTATATGCAACATTGGTCGCGTTAAGAGTTTGCGTAGACCCATCAAACGTCAGCGCAGACCCAGTGGTTAGGACTTTGCTGCCGTTGAGGTAGGCCACGCCGTTGACCGTACCGTAAGACAGTGTTTCGCTACCAGTGACGATGCTTGTTGCTACGTTTGCAGTAGTGACATTGGCAGTCGTAGCAATCACTGTGGTTGCGTTGACTGTGGTTGCGTTGACTGTCGTTACGTTTGCTGTAGTCACCGTCACGTTCGTGATAGTCACATTACCGCTAGAAATGGTCACGTTCGCCAACGTCATGTTGTTGAGCGTAGTGACGGTGTTGCCTAGCTGGATAGCAGTGTTGCCCAGCGTGATGGTTGTGTTGAAGTTGTCGTCCAACTGGGACAACGGGATAGCGCTTGTTGCAGCACTGAAAGAATACGGGACTGTCATATTAGAACCTCACTCTTAATTCATGTTCCATCTCAAACGTGCTGACCACAAAGTTAGGGTCAGAGCTTTCCAAAGTCAGACCTAAATACTTTCCGTATTGTTGTGCATCTGACTTGTAAAGGAAATAGGTATTTGTCGTCGTCCACCCTATCACAACACTGCTGTTGTTGATCCACGGTATGACCTGACTAGAGTTGTTGATCCACTGGGCAAAGTTGTTGAGCGTGTACGGAGGGCTAGAACCTTCCTCGCTGTCCACAGTGATAGTGAATGTAGCGCCCTGCGCAAGAATTGCCTCTACACCAAACTTCAAAGCCTGCTTAGTGCGGATGGTGTCCTGCATGGGGCTAAGCGCAGTCTGGATCATGCTGTTGATGGTTGCCGTACTGCTGTTGTAGAGCTTGTAGAAGTCCTTGTCATCTACCCCGTAGAGGTTGATAAGACCAGCAACAGGCAAAGACGTAATCAGATCAAGCGCACCTTGGCTAGTCAGGAACCACTTCTTGTCAAAAAACACTGCCTGCAACTGCCGTGGACTCTCTCCAGCGGGGGCGTAGGTGAAGTTGAAGGCTGCACACAGAATGTTGTTGAGCAGAACCTGACCACCTGTGACCGGCAAAGAGAAATCAATGCTTGTGAAGATGCCGTCTAGCGGGTCTGACAACTTGCTTGTGGTTGATCCAACTAGGGCATACACCCCATAGTCGTTCATAAACAAGACAGAGCGGAAGTACGGGAAGATGGCTTTGATACGTCTAGTACCTACGCTAGCACTGACGTTGGTGTTCGTGAACAACGTACTGCCAGTACTAGTAACACGAAGGTCAGAGAAGACGTTGATGCTGTCGTCACCAAAAATGTAGAGGAAGTTGTTGGCAGACACAATCGCACGGATGTTGCCATGCAGCGTTGAATCTGTAAGCGTAAAGCTCCCGGCGCTAACGCTTGTGAAATCGCTGTAAGAGCCAGCAGCGGTATAGAAGACAGTACGCCCTGCCGCCACCCATACGCGGCCTGAGAACGTAGCTACGTCTACTATGTCGTTGAGGTTTACAGATGCTACGGCAGTAGCCGCGTTTGTAGCTCCACCACCTGTGATGGCGACAGTCGTGTTTGCCAAGTATCCGCTGCCAGGATTGGTCATGATGACCTGGGTGACCTGACCGCCAGAAATGATGGCAGTACCTGCTGCGTTTGAGCCAGCGCCGGAAATAGTGACAACAGTGTTGGCTGCGTTGATGTAACCAGACCCACCGTTGGTGATGGTTACGGCAACCGTGCCTGTTCTAAACGTGTTAAAGCTAGCAATAGCAGTGGCATTTGTGCCGCTAGGAGGCGCTGCTATCGTGACAGTTGGACTTGCTGTGTAGCCAGTACCAGCGTTTGTCAGCGTAATGCTGTTGACCTGACCTGTAGCGATGACTGCGTTTGCCGTGGCAGCGCCGCTAGAGAAAGTAACGCTTGGTATGGTGGTGTAGCCGCTACCTGCGTTTGACACGGTAACAGCTACAACAACACCACTGGAGATGGTTGCGAAAGCCTGAGCCTGTGTTCCTCCTGTTTGGTCAGGAGCGCCAATAATGACGTTGGGAACAAAGGTGTAGCCAGAGCCACCGGAGGTAATGTTGATGCTAGCAATGCCGCCAGAGCCTGTGCTGATGGTGGACACTGCTGTAGCCTGCACACCGTTGGCATCGTTAGGCGCAGAAATTGTGACGGCAGGTGCGCTGACGTATCCTGAGCCTGGGTTGGTAATGCCGATAGTGCCGACAGAACCAATGCTTACAAGATTGGCTCCGTCCCAGTTGAACAAGCCTTTGCTGGGGTCACCAATGATGATGCGCTCATCGTTGTACTGAGCGGTGGTTACGTTTGCGTTTGAAAACGTACCGGCAGAAGCTACGTTGCCTTTGCTGCTGCTGGTGATGTTGACGAACTCTGCTCTACCGTTGTCTTCAAAAGAAAGAAGGAAGTCACTACCATTGAGGTTGGCAGATTCAAGCGCAGTAACAGTGTTGGCGGCTGCGATGTTTGCACCAGCGCCGGTAGTGACTTTTGTTTGTGCTTTGACAATCTTGATGTTGCCAAAACCAACAGGCATAGCGTTCTCAATCCACGAGAACTCTGCCTCTTCGATTGCTGTCCTGTTGGCCTTTGTGTTTAGACCCTTGAAATTCTTGATGACAGCATAGGACTTTTTTTGCTCTGCTGCTGCCATGATTAGTAGGGGTTAGAGTAAGGGTCCGGGATACGTCGCGTGTACGTGCTGTTCAAAGCAGCCTGTACGTTCTTGGCGTATTCCTGCTTGTAAATCTCAGCCTCACCATAGCTCTGCTCTTTGTACTTTGCTTTGTACGCAGCATAGAAAGCTACAGGCGTTGTGTAGGGGTCCACAATCTGATCTACCTGAGTGGTGGCAGACAAAGACAGTGGTTGCGGAAGAATCACCGTGTCAATCTCACACGGATAGGATTGATCTGGCACTGGGCCAATGTAGATTTGACCTTGCCCGTACATGCTAAAACACACGGGCCTTCCAACGTAGTTTTGCCAATAGCGCAACTGAGCGTTGAAGTTTGACCAGGGCAAGTAGCGCAGAGGAATGCGACTGTTGCCCCAGTAAATGTTGACGTTCAGAACGTCTAGCGTCTGAATGCCGTTTGGCAGCGCAGCAAGGTTGATTACCTCGCAGGGGCTGTCGTATTGAAGGGTGGCGGTTCCGTCTGCAAACGGCGTAGCAGGCGGGTAGATGTAGTTGGCGTTAGGATACGGAGGAGCAGTAGTACCAAGCACACCGCCATTAGTGACTTGGTAGATGAAAATGTTGTTGAATACAAAATCACCAGTGCTTACTGCTAAACCCTCTGACCACACTGTAGCGGCTACACCTGTAGACGACAGTGGGGTAGAGGTGATTTGAAGATTACGTAGACAGCCAGTATCTCTTACCGTGCGCTCTCGTGCCGCATTGATGTCGTCTGTCAGTTCATTGTCTGACCAGAAGACACCGTTGGCATCGTGCAAGAGCCTACGGACTTCCGTAAGGTAGGAAGCAAGAGTAGCCATCGACGTTCCATTTTTTTACGCAACCCGCTGGCGAGTGCTTCCCCCGGCACGTTTTTCAACATGCAGGGGTACTACACCGACCGCCGAGGGTAACGAGCGGTTCTCTTCAACGAAAGGCTCATCAGACATGATGAACTGAGAAAGCCTTTCCATTCCTTGTTCTAGTTCAGAGTGGAGCCGTATCCAACCCAGACGGGCAAGATACGGTTCCTTGTTGACATCGCCATGACCAAAAATATGCCGAGCGGCTTCTGCCGAAATCTGCACAGATTTTCCAATTGGGAAATCGTAGTTCTTGTAAGCATAGACAAAAGACAATGCTTTGTCACTACGATTGGTCACATAAACGAAGTCTGTCATAGCGTCACAACGTCACCGTAAACCGTGATGTCAACCGCATTGTTTGCTGCGGCTGCTGTGCCAACGTACACGTACAAAGAGCCAGTGTAGACCGTAGACGCTGCTGTCGTTGAAAGCGGCAAGTCTTGGAATTTCGTGGCTGCGGTAACGGTAGTCAAGGTGGCTGCGTTGGTTACTGCATTGCTCGTATTCCCATCACTGGTGGTGAGAATCGTCACGTTTGCAGCAGCAACACTGCCCCTTGCGTTAGCAACGGTAATGCGGCGAACGATGTAGCTACTATTGTTAAACTGAGCCAAAGTGTTGACAGCGTTGCCAGTAGCACCGAGGTAAGTCGGGCCGCTAGCTTGTGCAACGACAAAATTGCCAAAATGGTCAGGGTACAGAGCGCCTACATGATTCGCGTTCATTACCTACTCCTATCAGGTGTTGTACGTGCCGGACACGTTCAGACCACCATTGGTAGCCAGCAAGGTCACGGTATCGCTAGCCGCAGTGGACTTGGCGTACACGTTTACACCATCAGAGATGATGACTCCACCAGTGTTAGCTGCCATCAGCGTAGCATTGGCCGATCCGTTAAAGGCAATCACGCTGGTGTTCGCTTGCGGGAACATCAGGTAAACGCCTGCCGGGATGACCGTACCGTTGCCGGTGCTGACAGAAGTTACGGTGGTGGTAAGAAAATACGCACCAGCCGTGTTGGTGGTGGCATTTGCCAGAATGATTTTGTTTGTAGACAGAGACATTTTCTACTCCTTACAGTGAGAGGTAGTTATAGCCGCTGACCACAGACATAGCTTTCGGCTTGACGTTGACAAGTTCTGCAATCATCAGAACAGCGCCGACGTAACCGATTTGCCAGTTGGGGAGGGTGGACTCAAAGCCCGTAAACACGAACGAACCTTGCTCATGGATGTAGAGCGACAGGTAGTTGGTGTTTAGGAAGTACACCGTACCTTCTGGGCAGTACGGGTCAGGATAGATCGGCACACCGGCAACCATGAGGGCGCGGAATGCAGCGTGAGGGCCGTTGGTATCACCGTCAAAGCCGGAGCCTGGGGTGATGACGTACTGCTCTTGACCAACAAAGTCTTGAGCCAGCAGGGTCCAAGTACCAAAACCGCAAACACCAAACGAAGGCATCTCAGCGCCGTTCTTCACAGTGCCGGAGATGTATTGCAGGATGTTCTGACGGGTCGGGTTGACGGAACCAGCAGAGTACGATTTCGACTGCCACCAAGTGTAAGCAGAGCGGCTGATGTTGCCGTAGGTTCCAGAAGAACTCACAGCGGCAGGCAGACCGATAAACTGCTGGGTGTTGGTCGTGTTGTTGTACAGAGCCGTTGCCATTGCATCCATCATGACGTTAGTCGCGTCATTCATACGCGCTTCGATCAGGGGGATGATGGCTGCGTCTTGCTGAACTGCACCTTCCATACCTAGGAACGGCACGGGAGAAATCATCAGCTTGAGGTCATACTCAGCGTTGTAAGCGCCCTGCTGGACAGACGGTTGAGCGAACGAGCCGCTGTAGTCTGACCATTGTGCGTTCACGAACTGAGCGCCCTGGACGGGCACAGTCACGGACGACACACCACCGCTAGCTTGCTGACTGTTAGCAATCAGAGCCGCCATCAGCGGGGTCGAGTTATAAAGTTGAACAACCAGCTTGGGGATGAACGCACGCCGAGTGACATAAGTCAGTTCGGTAAACTGCGAACTACCTGTTGCCGGAAGAATACCGCCACCAATAGGCATGGTTCTCTCCTAGAAAAAAATACCCTCTTTTACAATCCAATAGGCCGCATAGGTCTACGCAGCTCATTGAGTGCTTTCACCGCTTCTTCACGAGCGGCAACACCGGGGTTCTTCCAGAACTTGTTCAGGTCAAAATTCTTGACGGCTGAAGGCTGATAACCGGAAGGAGTCGGAACTGCTGCTTGCTTCATCCACTGGTGATACTGTGCCGCAGTCTCATGGTCGGCGATTTTTTTCTCCAACATGAGTTTCTCCACGGCATCAATTTCGTCTTCATTATCGACTAGACCCTTCTTCACCAAAGACTGGCGGCGCTTGTCGAGCATCTCTTGAGCTTCTTTAGCCTGAAGCTTTGCGCGAATGGCATCGTTTTCTTTACGCATCTGATCCAGAGCAGAACTTGTTTTTTCTTCAATCTCAAGCTCGGGAATCGGAAGGTTAGGATTAACCTTCTTGGTCATACGCAAGAAGTCTTTACGAGTCTCGGGGTTGTCTGCAAGGCGCTGAGCCAGTGCAGCCAACTCGTCTCGTGCTTCTGAAGAAAGATTTTCTAGTGACATGATGTACCCTCTTACTTAAATTTAGATGACTTTTTTGCCGTCACCGGGCTTCTTCACGGCCATGCCGGTCTTGCCAACTTTGTTGGGACCAGTCAGACCGCCAAGCTCGGCGAAGCGGGGAGTGTTGGTGACAACACCGTTTTGCTGGTTGTTGTCGGTAGGACGGCGCGGGGCGGCAGAGCCACGGGGCTTGAACAAATCCATGATGGACTCCTGTTACATGGGGGTGGGTTGCGGCATACCACCGGCAGGAGGCATACCAGGGACAGGTGCTTGTGCTAGAGCTTTCCCTTCAGGCGTTGCACCACCAGCTTGAGGGAGAGATTGGAGCATCTGAAGAATTTCAGACTGCTGTAGTTCGTTGACTTGACCTTTGCGTGGGCCAAGCAATTCTGTGAGAGAGCGCAGAGCAGTCATTGCCTTCTGCGCCTCTGCTGAATCCGATCCTAAAGCCGGAAGCGATTGCTCCAGCAAGTCCATTGCCATGCCGATGTTAATCATGGCCGCTTCCTTGCTGCCCATCTTGGGTTCAGGAGTGGACATCGGTGCGGCAATAGGAGGAATCTCATTGTCAGCAGGAGACATAGGAGGACCACCCTCTGGCGGCATCGCTGCGGGGGCAGGCATAGAAGTACCTGCGGAACGACTTCCTCGCATTAACTCCATCAACTTGTCTGCTGGAACACTCATAACAACTCCTAATAATCTGCGAGAGGCATTTTATGTCAGCCTCTCAAAGACAAATCCTTACGGATTACTTACGGCCTTTACGACCTTTACGACCTTTACGCATGATGCGCTCCTTGGTTCAGGCGGCCACTTACTTACAGGGGAAGCAGCCATACCCTATTTCCCTTTCGGGGAATTAACGGCGGGTCTTGCGACCACGCTTCATTTTGCGTCCGTACATGATTACTCCTTAACGGCGGTTGTAGTCCCGTTGACTACGACCGGTGTAGGTTTTAAACCCAGTTTGGCGGCTTGTCAAGCTAGGACTCGCTTCTCCGCGAGACAGTTGTTTTGTGTCCACCCTTGGCTGGTCAGCTTTGGGTTGGGTCATGGAACGGGTTCCGGGGTCTGTAGCCATCAGTCTCTCCTAGAAGACCGCTTGTCTTTTTTTGACTCTGAACGAGTTTTTTTGATATAGCGGTCATAAGAAGCCTGAGCATCTTCTGCTCTTTTTATGTTCTCTCTACTTGGAGACGCTTTTGCTCTTTGTTTCGCCGCATCAGCCTCCGACCACAGTTTAATTGACTCTTCGCTCATCATCCCACCTGTTTAAGTTGAGGTTTGCCTTCTGGCTTTTGTTGCATCGCCTGCTGAGCTTGTTGAGCTTCTTGCTTTTCTTGCATCTTTTTCAGACGGTCTTTAAGCATCTGCTTCATAGGCGGATCAACCATGTCGAGCAAGGATTCCTTGTCGATAACCTGGGACTTGAAGAGATTGAACGCCAGAGTCCTCAAGTCTTCCATGAAGATCGGACTGTTAGAGTGGGCATCAACCTTGACTACATAGTCTTTGGTGAACTGTTCGGCAATAAACGGGTTGCCTTGTTCGTCTATGTAGTGGGTGTCATCGTATGCCTGCATACAGCGCAGGTATAGCGTTGCCATCTTCTCTAGTGAATCTTCAATGACGAGGGCACGTTTCTTGGCACGGCTGGAGCCAAGACGGGCAAGCTGAGAAGCATGACCAGATGAGCGCACGCCTGACTCACCACGACCCTGCAAAACACTGACAATGCCACTGGCTTCTTCAAACATCGCATCTATTTCGTTAATTTCACGGAATAGATCGGGAGGAATCTGCGGAGCTAGCTTCTCAACCTTTGCGTTTGGCATGTCTGTGGCTAGCAGGCCACCAGCACGGTTAAGAGCAAAGTTTTTCTCGTCCAAAATTCCCGTAAAGCCTACCAAAGCGGTAGGTGGAGAGACTTGTTTGCTTAGCAAGTCTAGGATTTCAGCCATACGCTTGTTGCGTAGCTGCTGTAGGAAGATAAGACGCTGGACTTCTGACAAGCCCCAGAAGTAGTCATACAGAGGGTTGGGGCAAATCTGCACGAATGGCAGTTCACCCTTGAGGAAAAGGCTTTCACCTTCCCTGTCATAGATGATGACATCTGGATCGGCCTTGGTAACGACTTGGTAGTCTTGAATGTCGTCATTCCAGAGCCAAAGCTCAGTCATTTCGATGGTGTCTTCAGCAACTTCAGCCTTGTAGCGGTTCATGCCGCCCAAATCAAGGTTCACATTGCCGTACATCGTGGGGTTTGACTGCGACAAGATGATGCGCTCAATCCCGTTTGCAATGTCCGTGCGCTCGTGAGGCATGGACGACACCCGTCTAACTAACTCTTCCCGTCGAGGATGGCTCCACAACTGGCTGTAAAGCTCAGACTTTGTGATGTAGTAGGTGTGGACAAAGGCTTCTTGGTTGTCCAAACCGGGGATGTCTTCCCGCAAAACACCTATGCAAGCAGGCTCAACATAGTGTGGATGGGGCGTTTTCCCCTTCATGACCAGCTTGATGAACCCGCTGTTGTAGCAAAGTGACCAAGTTGTAGCCAGTGAAAACTTCTGATCTGCGTTTGTGTCTAGCCAGCGGTCATTGAGAGCGCGTGTAAGAGCCGGAACTTTTGTTTGTTCTTGCTCTTTGACAGCAGCACCCATGTTGATGCTAAACCGCGTAGTCTCTGCTGAGTAGAGAAAGCTGGTTAGCTGGTCAATGTGGGGGTAAATCTTGTTGTACAAAGCCGGTGACTCGTCTGGGCCATTGCCAAACAAGTACCAGCTTCGCAGCGAACCGTAGTCAACCTTGCGTGTTTCCTTCGAAACCAAGCACTTCTGAATGAGGTCGAGGTAAAACTCCTCGCGCTCTACAGAATCAGTTGGAATTCTCATGGCTTGCTAACCTGAAGGTTTTCATGGTCCTGCATGATAACGCTGGCTTTCGGACCCGTCAAATTTCCTGCTGACTTAGGGTTAATACTTACCGCTTCGTCTTTTACGGGCTTGAATTGGCCGGACATGACGGATTTCATGCTAATGTTACCGCCTCCACCCCAGATGGCTTGGTCACCAGGGCGTGGGCCTTGCTGCTTTTGTTGTTCTTTGAGGGCGGCATCTGCCTCTGCAAACTGCTTGTCAGACAGCTTGTTGTGGCGTTTCATGTAGCCAGTTTGGTGTTCACCTTCTCTGGTTGTCTTGATGTCGGTCATGTCGTAGTCGATAGCAAGCTGCTGGACGGTCTTGTCCGTGCGCTTGGTCTTGTCTGACTTCAAGCCAACAGGTTTTAGGAACACAACACTGAGTTCACCCTTGCAGTTTTTCATGGGGCACTTAGGTTCCCATGCTTCAAAAATACCGTGTGTTTCGCAGTAGTAGTCTTTCAAGACAGCCATTTTTACCCTCTTAGTTGCTCGTCAAAACTCGGATTGCTGTAGTCATGGCGGTTGACGAGGCCCACCTTGACCTTCACACCTTCTGGAGTAACCTGTAGTTTCATCTGCCTCATGATGGGAGGCTCGGGAGTGCGCCGGTACTCTACGTAAAACTTCTTGTGCTGGTCCTTCATAACCCGCACAGCGCCTTCTCTCCAGGCTGCGTATGCTTTGTTTACGCGCCTCTGAATGTGTTCCGACAGAGGTTCTTCCTCGTAGACGAAGACAGTGTGAAACATACGGTGAGAGATGCCAGCAAGCTCACAGAAACGCTGTATAGAGATGCCACGGTCTTTGTCATCATAGAACCGGCGCATCTGCTTTTTGAGTTCCGTCTTGCTCAGCGGGTTGTTTGAAGTACTCAATCTCGTACCCCTTCTTTAACAGGTGTTCCAGAAACATCATTTCTTTGTGCATGTTCTGCGGCTCATGCTTGGTCGTGTCAATCTTTACTTTGTGACCACCGACCAACTTGCGAGTAGGGCCGTGACAGCCGAACAGCTTGTCAAGGTCAAAGTCATCGTGGTAACCAGGACCAAAATACTCTACAGAGAAAAACTTGGCTTCTTGATCTGGCGCGTATTTCAGTCCACACCGCTCTAGCTCTGTTCGCATGAACCCTGTTAACTGCACATCCTCGTTGCAAAAAGGCTGAACGTTAAATGATTTGTGCATCACGCCATGTTTGCCAGGGGCTTGCAGCATCTTCTTGCTTCGCAGAGAGAACCCTCCGTTTTGGATGATGTGCTTAGGCTCTGTTTCCTGTTGCCAAGTCCAGTTGTAGTAGTACTTTTCAGACGTTAAGGCGCAGTGTGTAGGAGCGCCTATGTAGTCGTACTCGTACCAATCTTTGTTGAAGTTGTTTCCGTCTAACACCCAGCCATCGTCTTGAACGATGAGAACATGGCTTGTGTCTACAAAATGATGCAAGGCATACATCATGAACCACGAGTACTGGAAGTAGTCCAGCGGGAAGATTCCCTTGTAATCTATAAACCAAGGAAGTGTAGGTGGCCTGCTAGGGCTTAGCAGTAGAGCCTTGCTGCCAGGAAGTTGTGTTGAGCTTCTGACAAGGCTTGGAATGGCGCTCGTGCCATCGTTATGGCCGTACACCGCCACCACGGTCAAGTTACTGTGTTCCATACAAACCTATCCGTTTTAGGTAGTCACTGACGTTTCTGCCAACAGCAATTTGTTCAGGCGTGTACTCTTCCTGCGCCCTGCTTACTTCACGGGTAATCTTCTGAGCTATCAAGCGAGGCTGAATCTGTTCTGCAAAGGCTACAGCAGCAAGGGCAGAGGCAATGACCCTATCGTCCTTGCCGCGCCCAGGAGCGCCCAAGAATCCGTTATCTCTGATGATGCCCTTCATCTCTTCCAGCAAGTCCATGCTGTAGATACGCATCATGTCTCGCTCAAAATAGTCTTTCATGTAGTTGAGCATCCTCTCCTTGGTAGAAGAGGTGGTCAGGTATCCAATGCTGTTGGACAGGCCACCAAGCGTGTCGTTACGCCTCCAGATGTAGTTCTGCATAGAACCGAGCACATCTAGCAAGCCATGCCCCATAGGACCGCCCATAGAGCTTGCCATGCGTTTGAGGTTGCGTATCTCGTTGATGACCGCCTGACCTGGGCCGTTGACCTCTAGGTTGAGCGTAGAGTTCTTGTAAGCGCCAGCAAGGTGAGCAATAACCCACGCAAACTGGTAGGTGTTCATCTCACTGGTTGCGAACTCTGCTACTTGGTCAAGACCGTCAGCGTAGCATCTGAACACTTGTATGCAAAATCTATCTGCCCAGTCTGAACTTCCGTAGGCTGGATCGGCTCCAATAACGTAGTAAGCCGAGTCAATAGGTTGTTCCCACACGCGAAGCGTGGACAGTCTCTCTGTACTTCTAAGCACCTCGGTGTCTTGGAACAACTGACCAAAACTGTAGCGGAAGTCTTCATGGTCCCTCTTCTTACTTTGCTTGGCAGATTCTGTGCATCTCGTGTGTGAGAAAAAACTAGTGCCAGTCATGACGAAGGCATAGTCTTCAGTGGGCGGGAACTCCTGATACATCAGCGTCTCGTCTTTGATTCCTTCGTGCATCTTCCAGCGCCACCATGCCATCTGACGAGAGTTGATTTCTACGTTGTAGAGCTTCTTGATTTCTTTCGTCCACTCCCTCTCTTCTGGCTTTAGCTTGCCATCCCAGTACACCTTGTAAATCTGGGAGTCACCAGCAACGGAGTAGAACTCGTTACGCCACCAACCACAGAAGATTGCCCTCTGCGTCTTTGCTCGCTTGGCAGTCTTGTACATGTCGTGGAACATGTTAAAGCCCTGAGCCGTAGACTCAAACATGTAAAGCCTCTCTGCATTCTTCTCTGCAAGAGAAGCTATCAGAGAAGCTAAGCCTTCTTCATTGCCCCACGAGGCTGTCTCTGTGCCGTGCAAGTAGGTAATGGCCTTGCCCTGACCCAGACGAGACTTGTTGCCAGCAATTTGGTAGAAAAGTCTTGACCTGTTTTTGAGGACCATCTGGTTTCTGTTGTGGGCAACCAGAGGAATCTTGTACTCCTTGGGCAACCCGTCCATGTACATGGCAAGAGTGCTGCGGAACATGTCCCTGTTCTCTTCCGTGTCTGCCACCAGAGTGCCCTGCCAGCCAGGGTGGGTGAACTGCCAGTACAGGTCTAGCGCAAGGCTTATCGTGGTGATGCCAAGCTGCCTTCCTTTCAAGATAACAAAGAAGTGGACATCCTCCTCCAACCCCTTCGCAATCTCTTCCATCACGTACTTCTGCGTCCCCAGAAGAGTGCCCATCTTCTTCAAGCCCTCCTCCTTTGTCTCAATCTTGAGTTCAGAGCAGAACTTATAAAACTTCTTCAGGTCAAAGTTCATCTTGTTTTCTTGTTGTCAAACTTGTCCAGATTCCACGCAACGATGTCACCAGCAACAGACTTGTTCTTGGCACAGCGGATAAGTTCCTTGTAAAAGATTTCTGAGTACTTCTCCTGCCACTCAGCAGCCAACGCTCGCTTGGCTTTAGGGCTAATGCACGACAAAGCCCTCTTCATCTCCAACTGCAACCTTCTGCGAGTGGCGTAAAGCTCTGTCTGCCACTGCGTCTGAATATCCAATCCTGTAGCCATCAGCCGCAGCCTCCTGCACCTTCTTTATCAACATCTCCTGCTTAGCCTGCGAATAAACAAGGTTAGCCATCAGCAAATGACACATCTGCCGTAACTCCTCCTCATCCATCCACAACAAAGCAGTCACAACACCCTCCACACCCTCACAACATCACCCTCAGTCCTGGCCTCAAACCTCCACCCCAACCGCCTGCCAGCCCTGTAGTTCGCATTCAACACCTTCGCCCTAGCCACCACAGGAACAACAAAACTGTCACCCACCTCCATCTCCTCATAAGGATAGGCGTACACCACCCGAGGCTTGGGCATCCCAACTCCAACTTCTTTCTCTATCGCAGCTATCGTCATCTCGCTACCTCTACATATAGCTTCATCTTACAAGCAAGTCGGGGTGGTTGCAACACCCCTTGTCGCCCTGCCAGTTCCGTCAGGGCAAAAAAAGACCAGCACAAGGGGCTGGTCGTAAGAACAGACCAAACCCAGGCTGGTCGAATGGAGAAAGACTCCCTGATTGCGAAGGCAACTGCAATCAGAAGCAAGTCTACAGGAAAAATGTAAATTGAAAATTTACGTCTTGGAAAAACGTAAATTTTTTATGGGGGGTGGAAAGTGGGGGCACACCAAACCCTCCCCCAAGTCCCAACGAGGTTGGCCTAGGTCGCTGATCTGATGCCTAGACTGATGACGGACTGCCCAAGCCCAGGTCTAGGCCTAGTCTGCTCATCACCGGCACAGTCTGACTAGCCTAAGCATGGTCTGTGCCAGTTACCCCGATTGTCGCCCTACCCCATGTCTATTTACATTGTCGCCCAAGGGGACGGAGGGTGACAATCCCCCCTGTTTGTACATTGTCCCCTTGACTGTGCTTTAGACTACTATGTAAACAACTACTAACATTCACTTTAGACTATAGGGGATAGTCTAGTTTAGTCTATAGTCTATCGCAATGACTGTACCTAATCACACTAGGGAATGTACCTAGAAAATAGTTGTTGACGTAGTGTGAATTCGTGATACACTGTCTTTACTGCACTAAAGCAGTGTCCTAACTTAAGCGGAGGTTTCCATGACAAAAGACAAATTCCAGCATTCAGACTTTGTTCGCAATCCGGGCAAATATGAGTTGTTCAAGACTGCTACTGTTCGCAACCTTATGGTCAATCAAGACGGTGAGGTTAAAGAGGGAACAATCGTAGGCATCCGTTTTGCGGGTGTTAAGCACAATCGTCTGTACCGCAGGGATGAGCCGATCTATGTGCTTAGCACCGGTGATGTGTGCTATGCCAATAACCTGTGTGAATTCACACTTTGACAATCCAGCCTGTGCCAGTGTGACAGACTGGCATGGGGTGAGGTTGTCTCACTGTCTAACGGAGGTTTCCACTATGCGCTATCAAAAACACTTTGACCATTGGACTGTGCTTTACCCTAACGGTCACCGGGCCTACTTCAAGTCTGAGGAGGTCGCTAGGGCTGAGGCAGTTCTGTACGGCATCGGGCTTGTTTCCCCTCTTTACGCCTAACCATCGTAGGTTTCCACCATGCAATCACTTCCTAACATCGAGAAAAGTGCTTTCCATTCCGGCACCTATGTGGGCTATGGCCGTGGTCAGGTGTGGCGCATCCGCAAAAGCTCAGGCATTTACGGGGTCTGGTGGGCTTACAGTCTCCAAAACCCTAACGATAGGCTGTACGCTTGGAAGTTGTCAGACCTAAGCGCAAAGCTTGCCCAACCTGCCTAACTCATCCCCTAGGGGCTTGCACAGCCCCTACAGGATGCGCTAGCATCAAGACCCTAACTTAACTACTGGAGGTTTCCACCATGTCAGACAAGATCAAAGACCACGTTCTTAGCATCATCAACACTCTAGAAACAGGGTTTGGCGATGACGTAAACGAAGATGGACAGCCTTTTTCCGCTTTTGACTACCTGCAAGATGCCCTAGACATCGAATGGGTAGTAAACAGTAAAAAAGAATACCTAGGCGCTCGCATCCTTGTGGCTTTTGGTGGGCCAAACATCTGGGTGGATACCCGCAGGGGCATTGTTGAGGGCGCGTGGTGGGGCGACAGCTACTCACGCACGTTCAAGGACAACATCGGTCTAGATGACGCCCTGCAAGAACTTCACGCCTGCTAACCCCACCCTAACCCTACCCCAGGCATTGCAAGGCGTCTGGGGGCGTTTAAACCCGTTTTAGAAGGATGTTTCCACCATGAAAACCACCACAGATCAATTCCATGTCATGCGTGGGCATGTTGCTGAGGGCTGCATTGTCATTGCCCCCAGTGGGCGAGAGTTCACCATCAAGAACACTATGCACGGATGGATGGTGCATGGCCCGGACGGACGCCCCATATCTGGCTATCTGCTAGCAGCGGCTGATGTTGAGTATTTTGTCGTAAACGGACTATCTAGCAGCTAAGGAGAACACCATGCAAGAACCCAGGATGGACACTTACAAACGATTCCCCCGTACTCTGGAAGAGGCATTCCCAGACCACTACCGGGAACAGTTTGACCCCCTGTACCAGCCCCCGCATGACAGAACAGACCCAGACGTGTGGGTGATGCTGGCCTGTGCTTTTGCTGCTGGCTTTTTAACCGGACTGATTGTGTGGGCTTGACAAGTCCCTAGGCAGTCAGGTAGAGTCCCCATCGTTGTCGTCGAAAGCAACATGAGGCCGCTTAGGAGAGCATCTTGCCCGAAGGGATTCCCCGAGGGTTTCGACCAAGATGTTCTACCCAAGTGGCCTTTTTGTTTCCTAACTGACAACCGCCCATGTGTCGGGGTAAACACGGCAGGCATGGGGGATATCCGGTACTGTGGGTAAGCTCTGAGAGACCGGGATGGGTGGCGAAGATAGCGCCCTTGAGCGAACGGCTGTCGGGCATGTGCGGCTCCGTCCAGCATGTAAGGTTTAGCCCTGTCTCTGGGAGGGCTAGGCTTTGCTCACCATCCAGCATAGAGGTCAGTATGGGAAAACGTAAACAAGAAAGAAGAAAAAAAAGAAATCAAAAGTTTATAGATAGTCTAAAGAACAAGGCTATGAGACTTGACTGGATTGCTAAGTCATCAGGCATGAGTGACAACGCAGTTGCAGACATGTTAGACCTAGCTCACTGGTCATTTACACAAACAGAAAAATGGAGAGAAGTCAGACGACAAGCTGTGGAAAAGTACGGGACAACTTGTGCTAAGTGTGGGAGACCCCAGAGTCCTGGCTATCCCGTCAACATTGACCACATCAAGCCCCGTAAGTTCTACCCGCATCTAGCGTATGACCTAGACAACTTGCAACCACTGTGCGGCCCGTGCAACAAAGAAAAAGGTAACGGCCCACCTGTTGACTATAGAAAAATTACAAGAGTTATCCAGCAAAGATAACCTGCCAAACCTTCCTAACTTTCACATAAAGGATGTTTCCATGACTTGGCCATTCCCACCGTTTCCCAACCCTCTAGACCGACCTGGGCAAGCCCCAGGCCCGGACAAGTTCAACCCCAGCAAGGACAAATATGAGCCAGCCCCCTATTGACAAAGGAGTGCCTATCCCTAATCGCTTTCCCTTTGAACAAATGGAAGTAGGGGATAGCTTCGCAGTCCCAGACGGACTGAACAGAACTACCGTGTCTGTGGCTGCTAAGCGGTACGGTAGGAAGAACGATAGAGAGTTCATCACAAGGACTATGCCCGACAAGACTGTCAGATGCTGGAGGACAAAATGAATGTTGGAGATATCGTGCAGGT